CTAACAGAATACCGTGGTTTGAAATCATTCTACAACTTGAAAAAATAAAACGTTGATTTAACAACGTTTCTAAGGACTCTAGGTTAAACCTAGGGTTCTTTTTTTCTATCCGAGGGGCAAGGAAGGGGCAAGGTTATTCGTAATGATATTATCCAAAATATTGACTGCTTGGTCTTTCATGTTTCGTGTGACATGGGTATAGATGCTAGTAGTGACTTCCGAATCGGCATGACCAACCCTATCCATGATGGTTTTTAGTGGCACATTGTTTTCAGCTAGTATGCTTATTGTGGTGTGTCTGAAGATGTGAGGGGATAGATGCTTGTTGATAGGCATTTCCAGTCTTGTGTTAGCTCGTTGGAGTGATGCACTTAAAATAGTGCTATGGATAGGCTTACCAGTGTTAGTCGTGAAGATTTTATCACTATGATACCAATCTGGATTGGTTGTTTCGCTTAACTCTTTCAACTCTAATATCTGGTCAATGATTTCCATCTCTCGATTAGTGAGGTATGTAGTTCGGTAACTAGCGACTGTTTTTGTTCCCTCGTTCTCTGGGATGTATCTGTTGAAAGAGGTGTGTATATCCAGGGAGCGTGTTTCCTTGTGGTAGTCTGAAACAGTCAGCCCAGCCATTTCACCAATCCGACAACCGTTTAAAAGCATAAACTCACACGCTAGAGCATATCTCAGCGTTATATCTTTCCGATAGAGTTCTTTCAACAATCGGCTGTATTCGTCTGGTTCTAAGTATTTATTCTTAGCAGCTTGTTGTTTCTCAAGTTTATTGGTCTTCTTTGGCAATCGTGCCTTTCGTGATGGGTTATCGTTAATAAGCTGTTGATCCATAGCGTAATCGAAGAATGTATTTAGTACGGTCTTGGCACGATATTTCTGTGAGTCCGTCCAGTCTTCAGTGTCTAGTAAGGATTGGATAAGTCGGACATTGATATTTGATAATATTGTTCCTTGTTCAATAGTGTCAGATATTCGTTTAACGGATGCTGAAAGGCTCTTGATTGAGCTTAACTTAATCTGTTTTTGGTGAAATTCCCACCACTCATTGAAGGCACTATGGAACGATACGTTGGTAGTGCTTGATGATTCTATTTTCTGGGCTATCTTATCATCAAGCAAGCGTTGAGCTTCTTTCTTTGCTCGGTTCGAGCCGCTATTGAGCGTTATAGATACCCGTTTCCATTTTTCAGTGTAAGTGTCCTTATAACGCTCGAAATATTTATATTTCCCGTTTGGTAATTGTTCTACCCACATTGTCATATCTCCTATTATTTGGTAAAATGGGTACAGAAAAAGACTTGTAAGACTGCTTTCAGTTTACACGGTTTTTTCTGTGGTGCTAGCTTCTACACTCTAAGTTTGGCGACGGTGAGTGTAGGGCTTTTTTATTGTCTTATTTTACTTTAACTTCCATTGACCCGTTGAGCTTTTGGCTTGCTAGAGCGTTCCCGTCATCGGTCTTAATGTGAAACATCGGATAACGCTCATAATTGACATTATTGATTGCAGCCCAGACGTTGAAGGCTTCATGTTCTTTGGCAAGCATGCCGTCAGCAAAATTCTGCAGGTCAGCTTTGCTATATGTTTTATATTCGTTTGGGACAGTCATATATAAAATGGTGCTGCGATTGTAAAAACTATATGTGCTAATATCCAGACCTTTATCAGTCAAATCTTGCTTGAAGTAGTCGATAAAGCTACCCATTTGACCCTCGGTAATGTCTTTTAGCTTATCTTCCGACGAGCTTGGTTCTGAGCTTGATTCTTTTGAAGGCTGTTCCTCACTCTTTGAACTTGACGCTTTGGCACTGCTAGACGGCTTACTAGCTTTAGGTTTCGCTTTTGAAGAAGACGAACCCGTTTGGACTGTCTTAACTGGTTCTGTCTTCGTTTCCGGTGCAAGTCCAGTTATTTCAAAAACTTTCCCAAGAACAGCCAAGCAGACAAGCACAACTGCCCATTTTTGCCAGCGTTTCAAATTCTTCCATTTACTCAACATTTTTCAATCTCCTTTAGTTTTAGATATTCGTCTTTTACAAATGTCTCATCACAAATTGTGGTGAGATTATATTTTTTCATAAAACGTACGTAGTTAAAATCATCCAAGGATTCATTTTTGAGCAATCCACGGATCATGTCTCTATTGGCGTGAGCTTCGTATTTCTCACGCAAACGCTCATAGTCTTTAGAATTGTGCTCTAGGTGGCCCAACTCATGTAGAATTACCTTTAAACGTATTTCTGGGGCTAAATCCTTATTGATGTAAACCACACGGTTAACAGTGTCTAGGAATCCGTCTCGTGGCCACTCGTTAGAACTAAACTCACAGATAGAGACATTGAATCGCTCAAGCAATTCTTTCTCCATAAGTTTTATTTCTCCTTACTACTCATATAGCCAGCGATTATGCCACGAATGGCACGTTTGTCGCTCTCGGTAAGTGGTTTACCGTCGAACATCATTGCATTATCGATGATGTTATCGATATCGTGGGCATTGGTTGGTTGTGGTTCGTCCGTAACACCCCATTCAGCGAGTGTGTCCGGTGAAATTCCCAACAAATGACAGATTTTAAAGACGTTTTCAGCTTTTGCGTTCATGATACCACGTTCTAAAATAGAGCGAACAGTAGTATAAGAGATGCCGCTTTCTGTTGCAAAAGCTCTTACATTCCCGTATTTAGCTATAATCAGTTCTTTAATTCTTTCCTCAGCCTGCATTTTTTTGTAACCCTCATTTCTCTTTCTTCCTATATATTACCACAGAAAATTGAGTGGGTAAATAAAAAAAGTAAAAAAAATCGTATTTTTCTGTTGACAGTGTACGAAAATTAGTATATACTTAAATCAAGCTTAAGGAAGGAGGAAACAAATGAAAAACATCGAAGAAATTCGTAAGATTAAAGGTGTCGCATTAGTAGACATCGCTGACCTGCTAGGTGTTGATTCCCGCACGGTTCGTAGCAAAATTGATGGTGTATCTGATTTCAAATTTGGCGAGACGGTAGCCATCAAGAAAGCATTTTTCCCAGAATATGAATTAGAATACCTGTTCAGCGAACGTGCTGAAGCCTGAATTTTTTTAACCTAAATATACGAAATTTCGTATAGATTAGAAAGGAGAGATACGAATGAACGAATTAATCAACGTAACATTAAACGAAAATCATGAGCCGGTTGTTTCTGGTAGACAACTACATAAAGCTCTAGGCGTTAAAACAGCTTATAAAGATTGGTTCCCACGTATGACCGAATATGGTTTTACAGAGGGTGAAGACTTTAGCTCATTTTTGAGCAAAAGTACCGGAGGGCGACCAAGTCAAGATCACATCATTAAGTTGGACATGGCGAAAGAAATCGCAATGATTCAGCGAACAGACAAAGGCAAGGAAGTCCGAACTTACTTCATCCAAGTTGAAAAAGATTTCAACAGCCCAGAGAAAATCATGGCCAGGGCATTGCTAATGGCTGACAAGAAAGTCCATAAGCTAGAAGCACAGATTGAAGCTGACCGTCCTAAGGTGTTATTTGCTGACGCAGTAAGTGCTAGCAAGTCATCTTGTCTAATTGGTGAGCCGGCTAAAATCTTGAAACAAAACGGGATTGACATTGGTCAAAACAAGCTCTTTCAGTGGCTACGCTCTAACGGTTATCTAATTAGTCGCCGTGGGGATTCTTGGAATCAACCAACGCAAAAGAGCATGGATTTAAAGCTGTTTGAGTTGAAAGTAACAAATATTAATCACGCTGACGGTCATACAACTACCAACACGACAACTAAGGTTACTGGCAAGGGTCAACAGTATTTCATTAACAAATTTCTTAACCAAGAACGCTTAACGGTTTAGAAACGGAGCAAAAATGAAGCAATTAAAACTAAGTATTAAACCTAAACGAGAACCAAGCGAGGGACAAATTCTTAATTCTTCAGGGTATTCAATAAAAATCAACGACTGGGAATTAGGACGTGGCGTTACTGATTTTAAGTTAGAGATGTCAGCGAGCAAAAAACCAAAAGCCACCATCACATTTACACCAAGCGTTATTGATGTCGATGAGATGATGGCAGTTGCAGGAGTTCAAACATCACTGTCTGAACTCAATGAATAGACCGCTGAAATCTTCCTTGAGCAAGCCAGTAATTTGACCAGATGAAATCAGTTGTTTAGCAGTATCTTTGAAATCATCTTCCTCAAATTCTGGATCGTAGAAGTCGTGCGCTGTACCTGCTGGGATAGTTGGTTCAAGTGCAGCAAACTCAAGGATTCTATCAGCTAGAGTTTGGTTAAAACTCACGATTTTTCCTCCTTTCGTTAGGATAAGTCGATTATATCAGAAAGGACTACCAATGGAAATCACCTATAAACCAGTCGGTATCAATGAGACGGCTGAATGGGGAGACTACGACCACCTCATGCAGCGGTGGGAAGGCCTAGGTAAGTCGATGGCAAAGAACCTTATTCGAGAAATGAGGGACAACAAAGACTTTCGGGACTACGTATTCAACCCGACGCATAAACTGGTTTTCATCAACTATGAAGGGTTTAAGTCCTTCATCGAGTGGAAAACTAGAAACAGATTTAAATAACATCAAGGAGCAAAACATGAAAAACAATCATTACACCCAGAGGTTGGTAGCGTGCGCTATCCAATTTGAGAAAGACTTCCACAAGATGGAAGGTGGCATCCCTGCTCTCGACAACATTACAAAGTTAATTCTTTACATCAATCAGACGATGGATGTCTCAAAAAAAGCAAAAGACGAGCTTGATAATATCGACACAATATGTCTGATGTATAGAGATGTTTGTAGCAAACCAGACACACCAGACAGTAAATGTAAAGATCTATTTCAAGATGCAGCAATTGATTTCATTGCTACATGTAGAACACACGACATTTTGGACATTTAGAAAAACACCCCTAGCCGTAGCAGTGAGCTAGTGAGGAGATATAAGCAATACCAACCAAAAAACTACAACGATTTGATATTCATAATTGTCTCCTTAAATATATAAATCTATGAAAAAAATCCTCACTAGTTCTCTAGTGCGGTTAGGGAATAAAAAAGGCCAACCACTGCCAGAAAGGAGCATAACCGAATGAAGTATATCTTTCACCAACGATGAAAAAAACTATACGTGCATGAACAACGAGTTTTTGCAAGACGCCAGCTTGAGTTTACAAGCTAAGGGTTTACTTGCTGAAATCTTGATAAATAAAAGCGATTGGCGAGTTTATCTTTCAGAACTCGAAAAGAGGTCAACCAATGGGAAAAGCTCACACCGTTCAGCGTTTGAAGAATTAAAACACAAACGTTATGTCGTGGTTTTCCGAAAAAGCAAGGGCTATAAAAAAGGTTTTGAAATAGTTGTATGTGCATCAGACATACCCATGACAGACGAGTTTATAGAATACCTTGATAAAAAGTTATCCACAGAGTTATCCACAGGTAGCCTTAAAAATTCATAGTTCGATAAATGGAATTTCCATTAATTCATACGATGATAATTCATAAGTTGAAAATTCATACGATGAATAATTCAACCGATGAAAATTCATACGATGAATAATCGGACACTAACAAGTACTAATATATAACAAGTACTAATATATAACAATCTAGAGCCTACCGGCACTAACTAACAACAATCTAGAGCCTACCGGCACTAATTAATAACAACTACTAACTGATAACTATACAGTAATCATAGTTAGAAGAATAAGAGAGGTAAAAATCATGAAAAAACTAAAAACAAATAAAGGCATGGTCAACTTTTTTAAAAACTTAGGGATCAAAAAAGCATTCCTAACTGACGACATCCGTTTTGACAGAAACGGTGCCCATCATGTCGGTGTGGATGTCATCATGAAAGACGGGGCATGTTTTGGTGTGTTCAGCAACGGTGAAATTCTAAACTAAGGGAACAAAAAACAACTAAAGGAGAAACAACATGAAAATTTTTAACTGGATTTGGTCAAACAAAAAACAAGAAACTGAAACTTACGTAGTTCCACAATGGGAATCTTACACAGCTAAGGCTAGACGTTACAACCTAGATCATGGGCTACCAGAAGACAGACTAGTGGGGTAACTCATGAAGCTACTAAGAAAACTATTTTCCAAGAAAAAAACCAAACAGCCGGAGCCCTTCTTTGAGTGGGTGGAGACACCCGAAGAAAAGAGCGAAAGGCTCAAGCAGAAATATAGCAAATAACATCAACTTTTCAGCGTGCAGCCATGACCTCGTCGTGGAGTGCATCTTATACCCATAATTTTCCCCAAAAAATTAACACTTTACTACCCACACAAAAATCTTTCTAAAAAACATATTTACAAAGCGGCGAGGTTGTGGGTGCACGTTGAGAGCACTAAAAAAAGCATGGGTTAGGGCCCATGCAAGAAAATTATACCAAGGAGATTATACCATGTTTACACAACAAATTGCAAAACCATCTTACGTTAAGACTAAAGCATTCGGTCTTTGTGGCACGCTAGCGATTGCTATAGCATTGCTTATCGGTGCTGGGGCAGCATCAGCGGACGAAACCACTCAACCAGTGGTGGACACACAACCAACTGCAGCTAACGTCTACACCGCTGATAACGGCGGCAACATTACAGTGACACCGTCTGAAACAGTGGCACCAGTGGAAACACCAGCGGTTGCTACCGAATCAGCACCAGTGGCAGAACCTACACCGGTTACAGAAACATCAGTAGCGCAACCAGTGGCAGAAACTACAGCGCCAGTCGAAGCGCAACCTACTACATTCGTTAAAGAGGGTGACACTATCCAAGTATCTAACCCTAATGTTGAGGTTGACCAGTCTCAAGGAACTGGTAAATACCAAGGCTTCACAGTGGAATACAAGGATGTAAAATTCCCTGACGATATGGCTATCAATGAAGGGGATAAGGTTAAGTTCACTTTACCTGAAGAAGTGAAATTTCAAACTAACTTTGACTTTGATGTTTACAATCCTGACAAGCAAGTTGTTGGTAAAGCTACTACAGACACAGCAAGCAATACTGTGACTACTGTATTTAACAACTACTTTGCATCTCATCCGCTTAACAAACAAATGAGTCTTAAAATGGACGCTACTTGGACAGACAAGGTCGAAAGTGGCAAGCCAGTCACAGTAAACTTCAATGGGACAGTGATCACCGTCAACATCGGCAAAGAACAAGAAATTGGTAAAGATGAATTACTTTCTAAATGGGGTAGTCAAGACGAGAATGACCCAACTGTTATCAACTGGACTATCCGTGTTAACTACGCAAGACGTGTGTTGAATTATGTGACATTGATTGACACAATGAGTGACAATCAAACCATTGTGGATAACTTCTTTGAAGTTAAGAACATTGAGAGCGTGAATCCATGGATTGATAAAGGTTCTGCTATGGATTTAGTAAAATCAATCAGTAAATCAGACCACGGTTTCACAATTAAAATGAATCGCCTTGATCATATGATTTATATTAACTATAAAACTAAATTGATTAACGCGGTTAAAGAAAGCGTAAACCCAACCAATAAGGTTGAGTTGAAAGCTGAGTCAGACGGTGCTATCTCATACAGTTATGTTCAACTTGTCGGTGGTAAAGGCGATGCCAGTGGTGAAAACAAGCCTGAACCAACATTTGAAATTCCTCGTGAAGCTCCAAAAGTTGAAATCCCTGAATTTAACGGTGGCATTCCGGGTATTCCTGAAGAACGTGAAAAACCAGAATACACTGAGCCAATCGGTACAGTGCCTAACGATGCACCGGTTTTGGAAAAACCAGAATGGAACGGTGGAACAGTACCGTTTGACGCTCCGAAATACGATAAACCTGAATGGAACGGGGGCGTTATTCCTAATGATGCGCCACAGTATGATAAACCCGAATGGCATGGCGGAACTACTCCATTCGATGCACCTAGCATTGATAAGCCAGAATGGTCTGGAGGTGTCGTACCATTTGATGCACCAGTTTTGGACTTGCCAGAATTGGAAATTCCAGTAGAGCCAGAAAAACCAACACCAGAAAAACCTAGCACGCCAGAAAAAACCCCTAAAACGAGCGTAGAGCGTGCTAATGGCAAAGTGGCACAATCTACCACAGTATCTTATAAACTCGATTCTGAGCCAAAAGAGGTGGCAAATACGACGGTTTACGGTGGTGTCTTGCCACATACTGGCGAAAAAGAGGGCATCATGTCAACTCTTGGTCTCTTGGTTATTTCTGTCGGTATCGCAGGTTTGACATTGAGCTTCAAGAAACACAACGGCAAAGAAGACAAGTAATTAAATAATTAGCAGCGGTGGGAGGGTAGGCATTAAATGACATGGAGCAAGAAGTTTACAACGTCGATAGCCGATGGCGGAACAAGTACATGAATTTAGGTCGAGAGCTGGGAGAAATCATCAATAGTCAGCAAGACAGGATCTTGTCACTAGCTCAAGAGAATAACAAGCTCAAAAGGGAACTTTGGTACCTAAAAAAGTCAAAGGGAAAGAAACGGCTCTAAAATCGCTTGTAACCGTCCTAACTAATCTAGTGGCACAATTACACTAGACAAACGGTAAAACGGCAAATAACCCCCAAAATTTGAGAATTAGGGGTATCTGAAAAGGATATGACATGGCAAAAGGAAAATACAAGAAGAGACAAAAAAAGTACCAAATCGATAGAGAAATCGAAAATGTATGCAATCGGTTTGAAGACGCCGATGCCCTAAAAAAAGATTTTGAGGAAGCAAAGAAAATAGTCGAAAACCACTATTTTGACCTTCCTAAACACTTCAAAGAAACAGTAGCGTTTACATTCTATGCAAAGATGATCGCTTCAACAGCAATTGGTATGCACTTTGCGTTAAGGGTTTTGGAAAAAAAGAAGCTAAAAAAATCGACGAGATTTTAGGCTACACAACCAACTATCCAAAAGCGTCAGCAGAGAACACTATCAAAAGACCGACACAACGGAATTTAAAGATATTGATGGGAATCATCGGAGCGCTAGGACATAGGTTGAAGAAATTCAGAACACCTTGGGAGGATGTGACCACAAATTACAGAATTGATGTCAACAAACATATAATCGATAGTTTTGAAATGTTCGGTTATACATTCGAGGATGACGAAGCTGTTGTGAAAGAAACAGAAGATGTTAGTCAAAATACTACTATCGGTCAAGAAGTAATGGAACAAGAAGCCGTTGTTAAAGTTTCGTTGAACGGGGAAACATTGTTTCTGCCTCAAAACGCAACTATGCTTGAATTCTTGAAAGCAGTAAAAACAAGGACGGAGCAAAAAGTGACGGTAACTAGAATGATAGAGACTGAAATTGAAATATAAAGAGGACGACATGGAAGAAATGACATTCACAGAGTTGCAGCAACGTATGCAGCTTGAAAAAAAGCAAGAACGAAATGCCAAGTACGCTTCAAGGAGCGCTGAGGATATTTACAACACATTCAAGAGTTTGAAGTCTAACTGGAGTGTTGTTGTTGACTATGACTTGGTTGTAGTTATGGACAAAACTTATATCAAAGCCACTGCTACGGCTTTCAGTAAAGAGAAAAACGTGGAATCGGTAGCGTTTGCCGAATTGTCTCCCGTACCGATTTTAAAGACTCGTAACGGCGACTTAAAACAAATGACTGAACCGCAATGGACAGGAGCGGTGCAATCATACGCTGGGAAATATGCCTTACAGTCATTATTTGCAATTGGCGACCAAGATGTGGACCAATTTGAAATGTCGGAGGGCAGTTTACAACAGAACCAAACTCACAACCCTCAACCGCATCAAAATCAGCAACCGCAACAAGCACGCTACGAGTCAAGAAGCAATCAACAACCTAACTTCATTAGCAATGAACAACATGACCTTATCATGCAACAAATCAATGAGCTAGCACTAATTACTGGTCAAGCAACCGAAACAGTAGCTAATTACTACTTGAAAAAGTACAAACTCAACGTATTCTCTGAATTGCTAGTGCCGGGATTTGATGTGATAACTAACGACATTCAAACACAAATCAATAAACGAAAGGGATAGAACATGAAGGACGTAACAAACAACGCAGCTAACAATTTCTTGGAAACAATCGAGCCGATTTATACACCGGGAACAATTAAATTCGATTTTGACAAATTCGATGCAGCTATCCAAGCGGCAGTTAGTGAGTTGTCTGATGAACAACTTGATAACTTGGAATATGACGATATCAAGAAGGAGTTTACACGCTTCAATGGGCTCTTGACAAAGTTGGACGACAAGCGAAAAGACATCTCGAAAGTGTACAAGAATCCACTTGATGAGTTTGAAGCTAATTTCAAGACATCTAAAGAGCCGCTCGAAGGACTTATCAATAAGTTGCGTGCCAAACGAGACGAGATTGACGAACACAATAGATTGCTCCGAGTTGACCACGTTAGATCAGTATTTGAAGAAAAGTGCGAACTTGCCGGACTGGATAAAGACACTTTCAAGGACAAGTACGATGGCTATTCTTTGAAAAAATGGTTTATCGACAAGAAAATGAAGCTCAAGAAGGAGACTATCGAAGAAATCGACGCTTTGGTTTTGGCTGAGTATGACCGACTAGAAGAATACAAGTCTAACGTGGGCATGATTGAGGAACAAGCCCTTGACTATGAGTTGCCGTCTGAACCATACACTAGAGCATTGCAGAATGACACACCTCTAGTTGAAATTCTCAAGCAAATGAAACAAGACCGTGACGCAGCTATTGAGCGTAAGCAACAAGTAGAAGCCAAACGACAAGCAGAAGCGGCACGCCTAGCAGAAATTGAAGCGATGGCCCAACAGTCAGCAAACGAGGAAATCAAGGCGGTTAACGCTGAAACTGGTGAGGTTATCGAAGACACTAAACCAGAGGAAGCGCCTAGCAAGCCCGCTGAACCTTACAAAGTCAATCTTTCACTAACTTTCCACGGCGGAGAGAATCAATGGCATCAATTCGCTAAATTGTTGGATGATAACTTTGTAAATTATGAAATTCTAGGAGAAAATCAATGATTAATTCAGTTTGTCTTGTTGGGCGCCTAACTCGTGACCCAGAACTAAAATACACAGGAAACAATATTGCGGTAGCATCTTTCAGTCTAGCTGTTAACCGTAATTTCAAGGACGCTAACGGTGAACGTGAAACAGACTTTATCAACTGCGTTATCTGGCGTCAGCAAGCTGAGAATTTGGCTAACTGGGCTAAAAAAGGCGCTTTGATTGGTATTACTGGACGCATTCAGACCCGTAGCTATGAGAATCAGCAAGGTCAACGGGTGTATGTCACTGAGGTCGTCGCTGAGAACTTCCAAATGTTGGAGAGCCGTGCGGCGCGTGAAGGTGGCAATGCTACTCAAGGCAACACATCGGGAGCGTTTGGTAATGGCAACGGCTATGCAGGGCCTTATGGACAACAAGCACCGCAACAACAAAGGCCAAACTTTGCAAGAGATAGCAGCCCATACGGTAATTCAAACCCTATGGATATCCAAGATTCAGACCTATCCTTCTAAGGTGAAGCTATGAAAATGACTTTAAATATCAAGCCTAAACCACAAACAAGGCCACGATTTAGCAAGTTTGGAACTTATGAAGACCCTAAAATGAAGGCTTGGCGTCGTCAATGTTCGCAACTTATCGAGCAAGAATATGACGGACAATTCTTTGACGGCCCGATTATGGTTGATGTCACCTTTTACATGGAAGCACCTTTGAGCGTATCAAAAAAGCCTACGCCAAAAGCTAGAACTAAAACGTGGGATGCATTCAAGAGGTTCACGGCTGAAACACTTTGGCATGCGAAAACTCCAGACGTTGATAATCTTGTCAAATCGCTCTTTGATAGTATCTCAAAAGCTGGTTATAACAAGGTCGATAAGAAAGGTATCGTCTGGACGGATGACAGTATTGTTTGTGAGTTGAAAGCTCGTAAGAAGTACAGTCCTAACCCACGCATTGAACTAGAGATCAAGGAGCTGGAATGAACAGCAAATATAAAGACAAATTGGTTGGAGTATATGCACCGGGCAATTATGGGCATACTAGCGTATTAGATCAGACACAAGAATTTTCGAGGTGGTTCTGGTCTAACCGCAAGGATATGGAACTAATCAGCATTAAGCTAGGTATCGACATTAAGAAGCTAAATCGCATTCTGACACTGGAGCAGCTACCGGATGATGAATTACTAAATGAGATGATGGAGTTATGCAAGTGAATGAAGGAAATTAATTGAAATATGACAAATATTAGACTGCAAAATCCATATATGGATGAAACTATCAAGGTAAAAGAAAACTATAAACTCATTCGTGACATGCTGGAATGGCTTGGACAAGGAAATATAGATTATCTTCAATTGCAGCAGGTTGAGCCAGAAGAAAGGATGATTACTATTAGTCCTAAGAATTTTGCAAAGATTGATTATTACGAAGTAGAGGAAGCAGAATCATGAAATATAAAGTAGCGGTCTATTATGACAACATGGAAGACAGTGAGCATGTCTTCCAGACAAAAAATGAAGCAATCAATGAATTGCACAGATTGGGATTGAAATATCGCAATGCAAGGAAGTATAAGGTGAAAATGGTGGAAGTAGAGAATGGCTAAATTTATTAGAGTTACAAACATCGCACAAGGAATTGACATGGACACGATTTTAAATGTCGATGATATCGGGCACATCTCTATTGGGCCTAATATCATTTTTGTAAAAACGCCGTTCGCAGACGGGACAAATCGGATTTATGTAAGAACCGAAACGATTGAGCAGTTAGAAAAGATTTTGCTAGAGGGAGAAAACAATGGATAGACAAGAAGCAGTGCAGAAACTAGCAAGAGCGGGACGCCTTTCAATAGCCCACGCAGAAGACCTATATGATTCGTTTTTTGAGAAACCAGTAGTTCCACAATATGTGGCGGATTGGTATGAGGGGAATAAACAAAATCTTGACTTAAATTTAAGTGGTCTTGTGTTCGACCTTGCCACGAATTCAACGATTTACCATCAGGAAGAACTTAAAGCGTGGGTGAATAGCAATAAAAAAACGTTTATTACAACCCTCGTCAACATGCACCAGTTTGGGTATGAGGTCGAGAAAGAGCCTAGGTATACGGTTCGGATTAAAGGGGTTGATGGATACGCTACCCATCTAAATGAAAATTTAGACAATCATGAATGGTTCTTTGCATCAGATGACGAATTTAAAGGCTATAGAATCAAGCACACCCGCAAAGAGCTTGAAGCGAACGGGTTCGGGTGGGTGTTCGATTGTCCCGGCGTGGAAGTGAAAGAGGTGGAATAGGTGGCAAGGTTTATCGAAGTAGCACCTATCAATAGGGAATTATCCAAATATTGCTCGTAATCGTGCTAGGGCTATTAGCTGCATCAGAAATGTTGCTAGTAGCATGGCTATGGAAGGTATATAAAAATGAACAACCTAATAAATAAAATCAACCATTGGGCAGACAGCCGTGGATTAAAGCAAGCTGACCCAAAGATTCAGTGGATGCGTATCACGGAAGAAGTCGGAGAAATTCGAGATGTGCTCTTGAAACCGACTAAATTCACAGAACCACAAGCAGCGCTTAAAGATGCAATCGGTGACACGCTAGTAACGATTATCGTGCTAGCACATCAATTAGACCTCGATGTTACTGAGTGTCTAAGTATTGCATACGAGGAAATCAAGAATAGAAAGGGAAAGATGGTAAATGGAACGTTTGTTAAAGAAGAGGATTTATAATGACCTAGCAGTCGCAACGATTCTGTTAGTGGTCTCGCTAGCCATTAATGTAACTACTATCTTGCGAGTGGTTAACCGACCTATCGAGACCGTGGTTATCCACAAGGCAGACAATGCCGTGGAATTACATGGCAAGGTCACTGGTAAATCAATGGTAGGCAAGCTCTACACGCTTGATTGTGGGGCTTACGGGAAATTCCTTGTCAGCAAGGAACAGTATGACAGCGTAAATGTTGGGGATGATATTCCTAGCTATCTGAAAGGGAGAGGGCAAGATAGGGCGTGAGAAGACCACGGTCAAAAAAGCTCTTTATACAGCCTACGCATTAGGCGTGTAATGACAAAGGGGGGGTGAGATTGCTTAATTTTGATGAAAGAAAAATAAGAACAGGGAAATCTGTCGGTTTGCCATATCAAGGCTCAAAAAAGAAAATTAGCAAGAAAATAATCGAGTTAATTAAACAGAACTTTGGTGCCGACAAACCTATTTATGATATTTTTGGCGGCGGTGGTGCCATTACAGCCGAATGCGTAATAAACGGTTTGAAAGTGCACTATAACGATATCGATAACACTGTGACTGACATGTTTCAAAAAGTTTTAACCGAGGATAGAGAATATTTAAAAACCTTAATTGTAAACCGAGAAGATTTTTTAAAAATACGTGATAAAGAAGTGAAAACAACGGATGACGAGTTGAAGTTATTGGTTAATTCGTTCGGAAATAAAAGACATGATTATCTGTATTCAAAAGAAAAATCAGATATCAAATATAACGCTGCGGTTGAAATTATAAAAAAACACAACGTTTTCAAAGATTACAGAAAAACCACGACTTATCATGACTACCTACAAAGGTTACAGCAGTTAGAACGTCTTGGACAGTTAGAACAACTGCAACGTCTTGGACAGTTAGAACAACTGCAGATAACAAATCACAGCTACGAGGCGTTTTCTGATGTCAAGGGGGGGATTTTGTACCTAGATCCGCCTTATGAAGGGACAACTATAAATGGGTACAAAATTAACTCATTTGATAGCGTGGCGTTTTATGATTGGGCTTTCTGGATGGCAAAAAATAACATCGTTCTATTATCTAGCTACAAAATTTCAGACAGCCGTTTTGATGTAGCTTATAAATTTGAATCCGCTAGAAGTAATTTGCAGGTCGGTGCATCAAATGGTGAGTGTGAAAAACTGTTCATGTCTCGGTGGCAGTTAGAACAATACACAAATGAACAATTGACGCTATTTTAAAAAAACGAATATTTTTATATCGTTAGGCGTGTAGCTAGAACGGTTTACGAGGGTTCGACTCCCTTGCTAGCTATTACCAGTTAATTTATATACGGAAAAGAGGAATCCTTTTGTATTTTTTCATTCAAATCAGCGGAAGCGTGACTGGTCGTGGATGCAACCAAATCCAGTAAATAAACAATTAGAATCGAGGAACCTTTTTTATTTCGTTCACAAATCTAAAGCGTCTTACTGGTGACGTGATTATTCAAGGCTTTATGCCTGCAATGCGAAACTGAAATCTCCATAATTCTACTTACTTTATTCTTTGTATTATTTCAAAAAGGAGGAAAACCTCCAAGATGATTTCTATATCGTAGGCTGGAATGGTTGTATAAGAGGTTCGATTCCTCTTGCCAGTCATTGTCTGTCAAACACTAACTTTTAGTGGCTTGGACACTTTTTCAACAACGGGCAAGCTGACAGACCTTGTCCAAACAAAACCCAGCAAATTTAAGAAAAAAGGATGTGAAACACCCTCTTTCTTATTGATATCTTGCATTACTAAAAAGCCAAAGACCTTGCTGGTGTCGATGGCTAGAAGGAGGTGATAAAAGGCTTGAGAAACACCCCAAGAATAAACACTTATTCAATCTTTTCAATATAAAATCTCTTAACGTTTCTTGAGCCAAACAAAAAAAGACCGACACAATGGCCGGCACTCTTTGAAAGTCAACACTACTATTATACCAAAGAGGATAGAACAATGCTATTGCCGGAAATTGATGAGAAAGCAACTATCAGAGGTTGCAAGCGAAAACTTCGAGAATATCCAAGATGGCGAGAGATAGCACACGATAGCGCTGAGCAGAAGATTACACAAGAGTTCACTTTCATGCCCAGAGGTGGCAGTGGAGTGAGCAGACCTGTGGAGAATATAGCAGTTAGGCGTGTCGATGCTATGAACGAGCTAGAAGCCATAGAGCAAGCAGTTAGCGGGCTATATCGTCCAGACTATCGCAGAATACTGATAGAAAAATACCTGGCATACCCACCGAAACCAAACTGGCAAATCGCCCAGGCAATCGGATTCGAAAGGACGGCTTTTCAAGAATTGCTAAATAATGCTATCCTAGCATTTGCAGAATTGTATAGAGATGGCAAATTAGTTGTAGAATGTTGAAATGACGGTATTTTGACGGATAATTCACGGTGTCTAACAACTGTTTAAAGTGGTATTATTATATTATCGAAGAAAATCAGAGACAACTCATTTTGTGGGTTGTCTTTTTTATGCACAAAAATCTAGCGGTGAAGGAGGTGGACATATTGGGCTAAATCAACGACAGAAATTATTTGCTAGCGAGTATATCAAATTAGGCAATGGAACGCAGGCAGCAATTAACGCAGGATATAGTCCGAGAACATCGGGCGCACAAGCTGAGAAATTGCTGAAAAAAGCTGAAATAAAAAGCTTTATCCAAGCGGAAGTTGAGAAAATGCACGATGCAAACATCATGAGTGCAAAAGAAGCCTTGTCCATCCTATCCGACATTGCTAGAGGTAAACGAGACGAAGAAGTTTTGATGATGAACCCGCTAACCGGTGAAGTTGAAAGGCTGATGAAGAAGGCTGACAATAACACGGTTATCAAGGCTATTGTTGAAATCTTGAAACGCTATCCGACTGCTAAACAATCCGAGAAATTAGAACTTGAAATTAAGAAACTCAAAGAACAATTAGACAGCGGTGTTGAAGGCACAATGAACCTCAACATTGTCAACGCATGGGAGGATATCCCAGATGGCAACGATTGACATTCAGAAAAACGTTAACCCACACTTCAAAACGGTTTGGCAGTCTCGAAAACCTTACAACGTGCTTAAGGGTGGGCGTAACTCTTTCAAATCCTCGGTTATTGTGCTGAAACTCGTCTATATGATGATTAAGTACATCATGCAAGGTGAAAAAGCTAACGTGGTTGTCATTCGTAAGGTAGCTAATACAATTCGTGACAGCGTGTTTAATAAGGTTCAGTGGGCGATTAGTCTATTTGGTCTGGACAATCACTTTAGAGCTACTGTGAGCCCGTTTAAGATAGTTCACAAGCGTACTGGTTCTACTTTCTATTTCTACGGGCAAGACGATTTCCAGAAGCTGAAATCAAACGACATCGGTAACATTATCGCAGTTTGGTACGAGGAAGCGGCTGAGTTTAACGACGCTGAGGACTTTGACCAGTCAAATGTCACTTTCATGAGACAAAAGCACGATAAAGCCCCGTTTGTGCAGTTTTTCTGGTCTTACAACCCTCCTCGCAACCCTTATAGTTGGATAAATGAGTGGTTTGAGGACATTAAGACTAATGAAAACTATCTGGCACATTCAAGCACTTATCTTGATGATAAGTTAGGTTTCGTTACTGAGCAAATGCTGGAGGATATCGAACGCATTAAGCAGAATGATTACGACTACTACCGCTACTTGTATTTAGGTGAAGCGGTTGGGCTTGGTAATCAGGTCTATAACATGAGTACATTCCACGCTATCGACAGTTTACCGACAGACGATAGACTTATCGGGATTTCTTTCGCAATGGATACAGGGCACCAGCAATCAGCTACGGCATGCGGCGCTTATGGGCTTACGGCAAAGGGCAACGTGATTCTGTTGGATACATTCTATTACAGCCCAGCCGGTCAAGTGGTTAAGAAGGCACCGAGTGAATTAACGGTTATGATCAGTAACTTTATTGACAAGGTACTCAAACAGTATCGAGTGCCTAAGTTACGCATGACCATTGATAGTGCTGAAGGTGCCCTTCGTAACCAATACTTCAAAGATTTTGGTGAGAGATGGCATCCAGTCGCTAAGAAGAAGAACCAGACCATGGTTGATATGGTTATCAGTCTATTAGCAGAGGGGCGTTTCTACTATCTCGACATCCCAGCTAACAAGATATTCTACGAAGAACATAAGATGTACCGTTACGATGAGAAGACGATACACAGCGACGACCCTAAAGTTATCAAAGAGGATGACCACACCGTCGATGAGTTTAAATACTTCGTTTTAGACAACGCTAGAGAACTAGATTTGAAGGCTTAAAGGAGCTACTAATGGGAATTATACAGACCATTAAGAACATATTCAAAAGGAGTAATTACGTGATAACTAATCAAAACCTAAACAGTATCACAGATCATCCTAAGATTGCGATATCACCAGAAGAATACAGCCGTATCATGGATAATCTACGCTATTTTGCAGGTAGTTTTGACCGTGTCAGCTATCGTGATAGCAATGGAACACAGTTAAAACGTGACTTCAATCACTTGCCTATTGGACGCACCGCATCGAAGAAAGTTGCTAGTCTCGTATTCAATGAGCAAGCTAAGATTCAAGTGGATAATGAAACCGCTGATACGTTCATCAACGAGACACTGAAGACTGACCGATTCGCAAAGAACTTCGAACGCTACTTAGAGAGCTGTCTGGCACTCGGTGGCCTTGCAATGCGTCCTTACGTTGATGAAGACCGTATCAGAGTGTCATTCGTACAAGCACCAGTTTTCTTGCCACTGCAATCAAACACTCAAGATGTATCAAGCGCTGCCATTGTGACTAAAACACTCAAGGCAGATGGTCAGAAGACTAAATACTACAGTCTAATTGAGTTCCACGAGTGGACTAAAGATAGTTACACAATCAGCAATGAGCTATACGAATCTGAGTCCAAAACTCGCATCGGTCAACGTGTCCCTCTATCAATGCTTTATGAGGATTTAGAGGAAACTGTCACACTCAATGGGCTTACTAGACCATTGTTCACTTACCTAAAACCGCCCGGAATGAACAACAAGGACATCAACAGTCCTTTGGGGTTGTCTATCTTTGATAATGCTAAAACTACCATGGACTTCATCAATACCACGTATGACGAATTTATGTGGGAAGTCAAGATGGGTCAGCGTAGAGTGGCAGTGCCTACTCAAATGATTAAGACCGAGTACGACACGAACGGCGAGAAGGTAACAGTCAAACGAGAATTTGAGACCGGTCATAACGTTTACGAACAGTTCGACAGTGGTGACATGGATAAGGGTATCGGCATCACCGACCTTACTACAGATATCCGTTCAGACGATTACATCAAAGCAATCAACAAAGGGCTAAGCCTATTTGAAATGCAATTAGGCGTGTCCGCTGGTATGTTTAGTTTTGATGGTAAGTCTATGAAGACCGCTACCGAGGTAGTATCAGAGCAATCAGACACATATCAAATGCGTAACTCTATCGCTACTCTAGTAGAGCAATCACTGAAAGAACTTGTAATCTCAATCCTAGAGCTTGCCAAGGTCTACAATCTATACACTGGTGAGATTCCGACAATGGATGAAATCAGTGTGGATTTAGACGATGGCGTCTTTACTGATCGTAACGCTGAGTTTGATTATTGGTCTAAGATGGTAGCGTCTGGATTCGCACCGAAGGTCATGGCTATTGAGAAAACTCTTAATGTTACTGAAGAACAAGCTCAAGAGATTTACCAAGCTATCAATGATGAAACTATGGTAAGTGCTGATAGTTTTAGGACCGATGAAGAGGTTGACATCTACGGGGAGTGATAGGCTATGGCTAAGAAAAAGCGTATCAAACTGAATGACCAGCAATTGATGCTAGACGCTAGCCGTGTCGCTGACATCTATCATCAAATGACGATAGACTTGTTTGACCAAGTCGTTGACCGAATTAGAGAGCGTGGGACTGCTAGCCTTGAGGACAACCCTTATATTTGGCAACTAGAGAAAATGAGTGAGATGGGTTTGCTTAACAAAGACAACATCAAGCTCATTGCTAGATATTCCGGTGTTGCCGAAGAGCAACTAAGGTATGTCATTGAGAACGAAGGATATAAGGTATATAAGGACACCAAAACCCAACTTTTAGAATCAATGGGTGGTGGTGATTTTATTACCAATAACCTTATTCAAACCACGTTAGCAAACTATGTTAATCAGACAACAGGGGATATTGACAATCTTATCAATACCACGCTACCTAAGAGTGTCAGAAAGGTCTATCAAGACATTGTTGAGGAAGCTGTTGCAAAGGTAATCACTGGTTTGATGAATCCAGACAAGGCTATTTCAACAACAGTGATGAAATGGGCTGAGAGAGGTTTCTATGGTTTTACTGATAAGGGTGGGAAGCGTTGGAGAGCTGACGCTTACGCTAGAACGATTATTAAAACCACATCGTGGCGTGTTTATCGTGAAGCGAGGAAGGCCCCGGCTGATGAGCTAGGAATTGATACATTCTATTATTCGATGAAACCTGCAGCTCGTGAAATGTGTGCACCGCTACAGCATCAGATTGTAACGACTGGTCAAGCTAGAGTGGAAGAGGGCGAGAAAATCTTTGCCCTTGATGATTACGGTTACGGAAAGCCTGGAGGGTGCCAAGGCATTAACTGTGGCCATACCATGACACCGTTTATTCCCGGAGCTAATTATAAACCAGACTTACCAGACCACTTGAGAGACCTAACGCCAGAAGAGGCAATAGAGAACGCTAATGCTCAATCTAAGCAGAGGGCTATTGAGCGCTCTATCAGAAAGTCAAAAGAGTTACTTCACGTCGCTAATAAGTTAGAGGACGAGGAACTGATAAGCAAATACAAAGGACAAGTTAAATCTAGGCAAGCTGCAATGAGGTCTTACTTAGCACAACACCCATTCTTGCATCGTGATTACTCAAGAGAGCGCTATTACAGCGACCCTTTGAGAGAAGCTGAAGCAGAGATAAAGCTGCGTAAACACCAAAATAAAAAACAAACCGTGTCGAATTGATGCGGTTTTTCTATTTGACCTGTCGAATGTCGTAAAACTAGGCAAATTCAGTCCCTTGGACGTAAAACGAAGGAGTTTTAAGCATGAGTTTAAAACGTGACATGTTGGTTGAAGCTGGTATTACAGACAAGGCAGTGATTGATTCCTTAATGAATGCGTACGGTTCTGGGATTGAGAATGCTAAAGCACAAGCTAAATCTGAATTACAAGCTGAAAACGACAGCCTTAAACAACAACTTGAGCAACAAAGCCAAGCGCTCAACGACTTGCAAGCTAAAGAGGGGGCGAGTGAGGAACTCAAACAACAATTGACAGACTTACAAGCTCAATTCGACACTTACAAGTCCGAGAACGAGGCTAACCTTGTTCGAGTTAACAAATCAAACGCTATTCGTCTAGCTTTGAAGGATGTGGATGCTCACAATTCAGATGACCTTGCTAAATTCATCAACTTTGACGAAATCGAACTTGATGAAGCTGGTAAACCCAAACTAGACAAGGTTATTAAGGGATTGAAAGAGACAAGTCCTTATCTTTTCAAACAAGAGGAACAGGCAGCACAACCTAAAATCTTCGCCGGTGGCAATCCAACTGCTAGCCAGAATGGTCTCACTAAAGAAGATTTCAAACGCATGGGTATCAATGAGCGTCAAGAACTCTTTGATAAAGACCCAGAGCTATATCAACAACTGAAAGGATGATTTAATCTATGGTTCTTGGAACAACAACGACTGCACAAGTCATCAATCCACAGGTAATGGCTGACATGGTTTCAGCTAAATTGCCTAAACTTATCAAATTCACACCACTTGCCGTGGTCGAAACAACTCTCGTAGGTCGTCCAGGGGATGAGCTTACAGTGCCACAATGGACATATTCTGGTGATGCCACTGAAATCACTGAAGGTCAATCAATTCCAATCGACCAATTGGGCACTAAAGAAACAAAAATGAAAATCAAACAAGCCGGTAAGGCTATTGAAATCACCGATAAAGCTGCCCTTGTTGGTCATGGTAATGTCTACGGTGAAGCAACTAACCAAATCGCTTTGGCTATTGCTAACAAAGTCGATAACGACATTGTAGAAGTTGCCAAAACTGCGACTCAAAACATCACTGAAGCTCCTATTTCAGTGGCAAACATTGACAAAGCCTTGGAAATCTTTGCAGACGAAGAAGACGCTCGTTATGTGGCACTTATCAATCCAAAGGACGCTATTAAATTGCGTGCTGACGCTGGTCAAAATTGGTTGAAAGGCTCAGAAGTTGGTGCTGATGTTGTCGTTTCTGGCACATTCGGTGAAGTCGCTGGCGTGCAAATCGTTCGTACTAAGAAAGTTGAAGAAGGAAAAGGCTTCCTTGTGAAAGTTTCTTCACTTCAAACAGACACAGACGATGATGCTAAATATGGTGCATTCGTGATCAACTTGAAACGTGATGTCATGATTGAAAATGACCGTGACATTTTGAAGAAAACTACTGTCTATTCTGGTGATGAATACTACGGTGTCTATCTCTACGACGACTCTAAGGTGGTTAAGTTCGGAGGTGCCTAATGGGTATGCTAATGCGTCGTCACTTGAACGACACTGAACCTACTCCCGTTGCTGAAGCGGTTGAGGAAGTAGCTAACACACTCGAAGACAAGACTGTTGCTGAAGCGGTTGAGGAAGTAGCTAACACACTCGAAGACAAGACTGTTGCTGATTTGCGTGTAATCGCTCAACAACGAGGTCTTACTGGTATTTCATCGCTTACCAAAGCGGAACTCTTAGACCTCCTAAAATGATGAAGGGAGGTGGTTAAATGACCTATTTAACCGAAACTGAATTTCTAAAGCTTGGTTTTGAAGATGTGGAAGATTTTGAAAAGCTACGAGCTAGAGCGAGTCTAATCATCGACTTGTATATCAAGAACTTCTACGACTTCACCGATTTTGAAACAGACTTCGAACCACGAAGACAAGCGGTCAAGAAGGCGGTAGCTTATCAGATTGCCTATCTTGATTCAAGTGGTGTAATGACTGCTGAGGACAAGACATCATTGGCAAGCATGACGGTTGGACGTACTCATGTAAGCTATCAGAACGCATCTAGTAGTTCTCAGAGTGGCAAGCGGTATAATCTATCTCTTGACGCTCTAAATTGGCTGACATTAGCTGGTTTTGGCTGTAAGGCGGTGGGCTATGATAGATAAACGCATGCTAGTTGATACCGTCACTATCAAGAAGCTAACGGGGGAAACGGATGTCTGGGGTAAAGTAACGTATGATGGGCCCACAACCCTAAAACCCGTTAGATTTGATAGGCAGTTCAATGTTAGCGGATCAACTAACAACCGTAGCGAATCAAAGCCCAGTGTTTTATTCGTCTATCCAAAATATTGTCCAGTAGTGCTTGATGAGAGTTTTGAAAACGGCTTGATTAATGACGGCAAACGAGATTATAAGATTCGTTCCGTCATTCCAGTCTATTATCCAAGACAAGACAAAGTGTTTTGTTATGAAATCGAGGTGATCTGATGGGTACTACTGTATCAGTTAAAGTTGACCTTCACGGGCTTGAAAAGAAATGCAGTCCTGAAGCGGTCAAGCGCGGTAAGGTTGCCATGATTAGCCAAATGATAGAGGATATGGAACAGTTCATTCCTCGTAAAGACGGAACTCTGAGCGGTAGCGGTACGCCTATCAGCGACGGGATTAGATACCCCGGTGATTATGCAAGAGCTCAATTCTATGGCTCTAGTTATAACAAGACCAAGAGTTGGACTTTTAAGAAATACACTACACCCGGAACCGGTAAGCGTTGGGATAAGAAAGCTTCTGCTAAATACTCTAAACAGTGGGGCAAGACTGCTCTACGAGCTATGGGGGTTAACTAATGAACGACAATGATTTTTCAGAAGTTCTCGCAAACTTCATCAACACGCTTGGACTGCCGTTGAAATGCAAACTTGATTATCTTTCGGAAGACGATAGCCTTTCAGTCTATCCGTTGCCCGGCGGCAAAGTGGAAGACGAAGACATGGCTGGAACTCAGATTCTATCGCTACCTTACGAGATAGCGATTAAATCAAAGGACCAGCAAATGCTAAACGCTATTCTGTGGAAGATAAACACCGAGCTTTCAAAAATTGGCTTTGAGCTACCAAGTAAAAACAACTCATATACATTTCTAGCCTTGACCGTCGAGACACCGAGTTTAAACGATGCCGACGAGCAGGGCTTTTACATTTACTTGCTTGATTTGCAGGCAAGACTAGAAGTAGAAAGGAGCCTTAATTAATGGCTAAATTTAAAAATGCGATTCGCAAACACTATATCGCACCTTACGACCCAGAACATCCAGACACTCCACCAACTGAGGATAAATATTTGTGGATTGCCAAAGGGATCAAAGAATCTGCACCAGAAAACGACGCAGAAGATGATGACATTGCTTATTTCGATGGTGATGGTACTAAAGAAAAAATCATTACTTCAAAATCTCGTGGTCGCTCATTTGAGGGGCACCGTGATTACGACGATAAAGCTCAAAACTTTGTCGCAGAAAAAGAAGACGCAGTAGCTGATGATCTCATTGTTTGGTACAAGGAAGTAGTACCAACAGGCAAATACTACAAGGAAGGCCCTGCACGTTTGTCTGAAATTGAAATCGGTGACGGTGAAGCGTCTGAGCTTGAAACAATCAAGTTCCAAGTTAACTGGTCTCGTACACCAGTAAAACATGACATCAGTGGCACACCAGTAGCAGCCGCAGCAGTAGCAGCCTCTGGCACTGGTTCAGAAACTTCTGGACGTGCAGCGTCACTAGGTTCTAGCCGTTCGTCAGAAACTGAATCAACAGTAACAACTGGATAATCTAACTAACTAAATAAAACAAAGATAAGACAACTGAGGGGTGGGGTTTAGCCCTTCCCCTCTTTTTTCGTATTAGAAGGAGTAAATAAACATGGTAGTAATTAAAAAACGTAGCAATGTCATCCCAGTAGATTTCGGTGAGTTCCAGCTTAATTTTCCAGTGTCAGACGGCAATATTCAACGCATGAAGGCCGTTGGTGAGGATTTGCAAGCCAAAGGACAAGCTTTCCAAGAAACGAGCGATGAAGAAGCTCTTGGAGCATTGAAAGCATTGGTAGAAGATGGCTTTAATCAAGTCTTCAACGACGAAGAAGCGTTTAAACAAGTCTATGCATTCGCTGGTCAGTCAACAATTAACGCTATGTTCTATCTCATTGAAGCCATCAAGGGTATTTCAGAGGAATTTGAAGCCCAAAATTCAAAGGCAGCCCTCGATAAATATTTGGCTGAGTAATCATGCTTGATCTATCACGAAAACTGACGGACAAGTTAGTAATCGATGATGAAGAGTACGCCCTAGACCTCTCGTTTAACAATGTTTTGAAGCTCTTTGAAATGTGGAGGGACGAAGACGTTCCAGAGTTTGTCAAACCACACTTTGGCATTAGGATTCTGACTGGTGAGACCTTGGAAGATTTCACCGTGGAAGAAATGGCAGAGATATTTAACGAGGTCTTCGAAGAACATATCAGCCTTTCAACAGTCGAGGATAACCATGTCGAGTATGACTTGGCAGGAAACCCCATGAAGACTACTGCAAGCGACGAGCCTAAAGAGAAAGCACCTTATGACATCCGTTATGACGGGGATTATATCTATGCTTCATTCTTGCAAGCTTACGGCATTGATCTATTCGATGTTCAAGGTAAATTGCACTGGAAGAAGTTTAACGCTCTACTTTCTGGACTTCCAGAGGGCACGAAATTCATGGAAGTTGTCAAAATTCGTAAATGGAAGCCACAAAAGGGCGACTCAACTGAATACAAAGAGGAAATGCGTAGGCTTCAAAAAGATTATGCTCTCCCTAACGAGATTATCGAGGAAGAAGAATACGAAGAAGAAGAATTTTAGAAAGGAGGGATAATCTATGGCAGATGGTACAGTCACCATAAAGGCGTTGTTCGACGGGAAGGACGCTGAAAGTGGGGCTAAACGTATCAAGGGAGCTTTGGAAGGCTTGAAAGGTTCAGCCGGCAAGGTTGGGTCTGTGTTTAAGTCTGTATTGGGTGCTAACTTAATCGGTGGTGCTATCATGGGCGGCATTAGTGCTCTTGGCAACGGCATGAAATCCATGGTCGGTGAACTTAATAGCTCGACTAAGGCATGGAAGACCTTTGAAGGCAACATGCAACAGATTAACATGCCTACTGAACAGATTCAGCAAGTCAAAGGCGAGTTGCAGGACTTTGCAACCAAGACCATCTATTCAGCGTCCGACATGGCTTCTACCTATTCTCAGTTAGCAGCCGTTGGAACAAAGAATACGACTGAACTCGTTAAGGGGTTCGGTGGTCTTGCAGCGGCAGCAGAGAATCCGCAACAAGCCATGAAGACCTTGAGCCAACAAGCAACCCAAATGGCTGCCAAACCTAAGGTTCAGTGGCAGGACTTCAAACTCATGCTAGAACAAACGCCTGCCGGTATTGCGGCGATTGCGAAAGAAATGGGCATGAGTACCGCTGAAATGGTGCAAGCTGTGCAAGACGGCAAGATTAAGACAGAGGACTTCTTTGATGCTATCGCTAAGGTCGGTAATAACGACACTTTCAGTAAGATGGCTACAGAGTTCAAGACCGTTGACCAAGCGATTGACGGTATGAAAGAATCTCTTGCTAACAAGTTGATGCCACAGTTTGAGAAACTCAATCAGATTGGTATCAAAGCAGTTGTCGGGCTTACGGATGCACTTGAAGGCATTGACATCAACGGCATTGCTGACAAGATTGGCAGCGGTTTGTCTTCGCTTTGGAAAGGCTTCACGAATACTGGAGCTTTGCAAAACCTGGGTGCGACCTTTACTTACATTTCAAGCTCTATCCAACAGCTATTCAGCAAGATTGACGGGAACAAGCTCATGCAGGGCATTGGCTCAGTGTTTGGTGACATTGCTAACGGGACCTCGCAAGCCTTGAATATTGCCACAACCTCAGTTAGAAGTTTCATCACTTCGTTTGCTGATACTGGAGCGTTTCAATCGTTTAAAGCAGCGGTGCAAGATACTTGGAACGCCCTTAAAACTATCGGTTCCTCATTCGGTGAGGTCCTCGGTAGCTCACAAATGCAGTCAATCATTGCAGGTATTGGCTCAGCTCTTGGAACGCTAGTTAGCTGGATATCTCAAGTCATTTCAGCAATATCTAGGTTTATCAGTGCAATTCCGCCGGGAATCTTAAACGGTATCACTAGCGGTATTTTGGCAATGGTAGCAGGTTTTATGACTGCAAAGGCTGGGATTTCTGCCGTTAGTGCTGCATTACGAGGACTTGATTTCATCAAGAGTCTTAACCCATTCAAGAAATTTGGGGCGGATGCAGCAGCAGGGGCGGCAGAGGCGGCTAATAGCACTAGACGTTCTAAGTCAACGATTACTCAGCTATTTAGTGGAATATCCAACGTCATCAAGTCGTCTGGTAATGCAATCAAAGGAATCTTGACGGCCATATTCAAAGGTATTGCTGAAACTTACAAAGGTTTCGGACAAGGAATGAAATACGTTTTACAAGGTCTTAAAGGATTGAATCCAGCGACCTTGCTTTCATTCGGTGCTGCCGTAGCCGTTGCCGCAGTCGGCATTGGTGCTGGTATTGCGTTAATCGTGGCTTCGTTCTCACTATTAGCAAGCCACGCCAGTGGTGTTTCACAAATCATTGGCTCTATCGGTTCAGCGTTCGGAACCGTTGTTGAATCAATTGGTAAAGCGGCAGGAACTATCGTTGAAGCGTTCGGAACTGCTTTTGCTACCGTAGTTACGGCAGTAGGACAAGCAGCACCGGGATTGGCTAAACTTTCACCATTGGTTGAAGCTATTGGCACGGCTATCGGTAATGCAGCACCAGCAATCACGGCATTCGGCAACGCTTGGGCATCCATTCTTGGAACGTTGCCAGCTATTATCGGTGCATTCAGTGGATTGGCTACCGCTCTAGGTTCTGCGATTAGCCAGATAGTTACAGCAGTAACTCCGATTGTCCAAATTATCAGCAACACTATCACGGCAGTAGCACAAATCATCGCTAACGCTATCGTGGCAATCGCACCGGTTATCTCAAATTGCATCGTTCAAGTTGCTCAAGTAATTGGGCAATTCGGACCGCAAATTGCAATGGTCTTACAAGTAATCGTACAAGCTATTCAAGCAACGGCACCAGTCATTATGACCTTGATTCAAGGGATTGTTACAGTCGTTCAAACAATGGCACCAGTCATTAGTCAAGTAATCTCTGCCATTGTTACGGTTGTTCAAACTCTCGCACCTATCATTACCCAAATCATTTCAGCGATTGTTACAGCTATCACTCAAATCGTACCTATCATCACAGCGATTGGTGGTGTGATTAGTGCTGCATTTAGTGGCATTGCATCGGTTGTGTCAGCCGCTGGAATGGCTATCGCTACCGCCGCAATGGGTATCGGTACGGCTATTAGTACGGCTCTTAGTGGTGTGGCAAGTATCATTAGTGCTACTGGTTCCGCTATTGGCGCAGCCTTGCAAGGAATTGCTAGCGTAGTGCAATCAGTCGGGACATCAATCAGCACGGCAGCTCAAGGTATCGGAAACGGTATCAAATCAGCATTTGAAGGTATTTCAAGCGTGATTACATCCACCGGCAGTGCTATTAGTAGCGTGTTGAATAGCTTGGCTAATGTCTTCAATTCGATTGGTACAGCTGCACAAAAAGCGGGGTCTGGATTCAATCAGCTCGCCAATGGTGTTGTTAAGATTACTAATACCAACTTAGGAGACATGGCTGCATCTCTTGCAGCAGTAGCCAAAGGTGTTGGGTCTATCGGTAACAACTCAGCGGGGCTTGCTCAAGCTGGTACTGGTATGACTAAGCTTGGAGATGGTATGAGCAAGGTATCTAGTTCAGCATCTAGTGCTGTATCTGGATTGACATCATTCTCAAGCACAATCACAAGTATTCAATCGTCATTCACTAACTTACAATCATTGTTGACTACGGCAGGGACAGCGTTCAGCACGTTCTCAAATCAAGCTAGTCAATCGCTAGCTGGCTTAACGGCTATTGTAGCTCCTATCACTGCGTTTAGAACACAAATCATGACACTAGCACCGGCATTGATGGTAGCTGCTACCGGATTAACTCAGTTCAGTACAGTTTCAATGACATTGACTGCTAGCATGACTTCTATCAGCTCAAGCATGACGATGCTAACTACTAGCTTAACTATGCTAGCTACTCAGTTGACTATGATCACTACGAGCATGACCATGATGGCTACTAGCTCAACCATGCTAGGGACTAGCTTAACGCTTGTAGGTACGCAATTCATGATGATTGGTACCTCATTGACCATGCTAAATACTCAATTCATGATGTTCGCTACTAGCTTAATGCAAATGACTAGCCAGCTTATGATGGCAGGGTCAGCAGTGACCATGTTTGGTACTCAACTCATGACCGCTCAGACTGGTTTCAGCATGGTTTCCATGATGGCTACCATGGTATCTAGTCAGCTTGCTATGCTTGCTAGCTCAGCCCAAATGGCAGGAGCAGGGCTTGCAATGGTAAGTGCTCAAGTCATGATGCTTGCTAGCGTGTTCGCTACCGTAGGAGCAGCAGCAATGACATTGCAAGCAACAATGATGTCATTAGGTATGGCAGTAAGTGCAGGCATGATGTCAGCGGTTCAAGCGGTAACGTCTGGAGCTATGCAAATGACTGCGGCTCTACGTTCTAGCGGTATGCAAATGGTCGCTAGTACGCAAGCCTTTATGAATCAGATTGTTTCAGCAGTCCGAAACGGCATGAATCAAGTCGTTGCCGCCATTCGTGCCGGTGGTGCTCAAATGGTCTCAGCTATGCAAGCGAGTGGTCAGCAATTAGTTGCAGTTACGCAAGCAGCGGTCAACCAAGCGGCAGCCGCAGCTAGAGCAGGCTATGGAGCCTTTTTCTCAGCCGGTGCTTACATGGGTCAAGGTCTTGCCGCTGGTCTGATGTCAGCTCTTGGAGCGGTTACAGCAGCAGCTAACGCCTTGGTGGCACAAGCAGAGCGTGCAGCTCAAGCTAAAGCCAAAATTCACTCGCCTTCACACCTTTTCCGTGACCAAGTTGGTTGGTATATCGGTCTTGGTATCGCTAGGGGTATAGATGAATCAGCCCCAGAGGTAGCTAATAGCCTTGATTTTATCCGTGACCAAGTCAACGGGTTCAATGTTCGAGCTAATGCAATGCTCACTGGTGCCACTTCAAACATGGCTAGTCAGTTGAAGATGGAAGTCTTGCGAGATAAGACGCCAGACGCTACGATTTCAGCTCGTCAAGAAGCCTATGCTGCACATTCAGCAGGCTTGCTTAGCGATGTGATTGACGCTCTTGGAGAGCTTAAAGACCAAGTAGCACAAGGTCAAAACATGGTGCTTGACACTGGTGCTCTTGTTGGTGGTACAGTCAACAACTTCAATAGTGCTATCGACACCATTAAAACATTGAAAGGACGTCACAGATTATGATTACTAAAATTAAAGAGTATATATCATTCGGCGATTTTAATAGTCGTGACGCCGGGTGGTACTTACAGAAGCGTGAAGCACCAACCCCAGACGAGAAAGAGATTGTCGAGTCTATCCCTTTTATGCAGGGTGTTCTCGACTTCTCTAGTGTCTTGGGTGAGCGTGTCTTTGAGCCTAGAGAAATAACGTATGAGTTTAAATTGCCTTTTACGGAATACGAAGACCGTAAAAGCGCAGAGCGTATGATTAAGTCTCAAATGGTTACTAAAACGGAGCGAAAGCTATTTGATACGCATGACCGCCGCTATTACTGGATGGGTAAAATCAAGCATATCAAGGTAGCTGATGATCCGATTAAGAAAAATCTGGTAGCTACCATCACATTCAAATGCTATCCGTTCGCATTTCATGAAAACGAGTATTTCGACGATGTTTGGGACACATTTGATTTTGAAAGCGATGATTCAACCTGGACTAAGTGGCAACTTGGCTACACCAGAGCAGAAAAGACAATCTATTTCGTCAATTCTGGTGATACATCTATCAGTCCAGTAATCTATTGTGATGAAGACATCACGCTAACCGATTCAGAGGGTGTGATTTACAACCTAAAACGTGGTGAAAATAGGGATTTTGCATTGACGCTATATCAAGGCATTAACTATTTCAAAGCTAAAGGTAATGGCACAATAGCCATGCACTTTAATAACGAGGTGATGGCATGACAGTATCTTGTGAAAGTATTGACATCTTCAATGTCAGCCATACTGGGTATTCAATCCGTGTTAGAGGGCTACGTTCAAGCGACGGTATCAAAGAATTACAGATTCCAACGTGGACAGAGAATAACGACCAAGACGATATTTTTTGGTATCGAGCAGTCGAGTGGGGCGGTGATTGGTACTGCACTATCAACGTGTCAGACCACAATCACGAATACGGGCGTTATTTCTCGCACTTTTATGTCTGGAATAACAACAATCGTCAAGAGGGCCTAGCGGCTAAAACTATCGAAGTGCCATACCCACCAGAGACGACTAAACGCAAGGGAGGCTATGCTGTTTACTGGTGGAGTGATTTCAACTCACGACGTTGGGATAAGCTAAACCGCACTACAGCAGAACGGAAGACCATCCATGACCCGTACAGCCCAAGAGGTGGCACGATCATAGCTGGCGAAATCAACCAAGCTCTAAACACCATTCATGAGTTCTCTTTCGCTGTTCCTTTTACGCATCCTTTGTATAACAAAATGGTGCCGTTTAAGTCGATTGTCGAGGTGGTCAACCTCTACGATGGAAAGATTGAGTTTGTAGGCAGAGTGTTGACATCGACGAATGAAATGACAACAAACGGATTCGCTCAAAAGGTGACCTGCGAGGACTTCCTTTCATTCTTGCACGATTCTGCTCAGTGGTTCCAAAAGTTACCAAATCAAGGGGCAGCACCTTACTTAACTGAAATTTTAAGGGTTGCTAACGGAGAGGTCGAGGACTACAAACGCATTAACCTTGGTGTTTGCACGGTAAACAGTAGGACTGATAAGCCTTGGCGTTATCTCGGTTACGAAAGCACTTGGGACTGTGTCAGAGAGCGTATCATTAACAATATTGGGGGATATTTGACCATTTACGAGCGGAATACTCGCTTATATGTGGACTGGACTTCCCAAATCGGTGAAACCAAAAAATCACCGCTTCAAATTGGTAAAAACATCAAATCTGCCAGCCGGGCACTCGATTTTGACGGATTGGCTACTCAAATCATGCCGATTGGTGCCGACATCCAAAAGGAACATCCAGACGAGGACCAGAGCTCCGATGTTACCAGGGAGCAATTGACTATTTGGCACGTCAATAACAATCGAGCTTACTTAGAAGATAAAGAGCTGATGAAAGAGTTTGGTATTATTCGTAAGGCTGTTATCTGGACTGAAATCGATAACCCTAGCGTACTTTTAGCGCGTGGCAAGCAGTATTTGAGAAATCAGAAAATCGCACTCGCCAAATGGACAATCTCAGCGGTAGAGCGTTATCTGATTGATAATCGTTACGATAAATTTGAAATTGGGAACAAGCACCCGATTATCAACGCCCCTCTATCTGGGATTGAAACTTTGCAAATCTTGGAGAAAAAAATTGATATCCTAAACCCACAAAGTGTTGATTTGACTATCGGCTCACAATCTCAGTCACTTTCAGCCTATCAGCTACAGTTACAAGAGGCCGAAAACTCTATCGAACGCTTGAAGCAGAATACATCTACAGCGAACAAAGAGAAACGCTTGAAGGCTCTTAAAGACCAACTCGCAGCACTCAAGAATAAACCTAGCTCAGCACCAACGCCACCAACAGCGCCTAATCCACCTAGCCCTAACGCATCAGCGGACGAGATTGCAGCTTATGATAAGCAGTACGCTGATTATCTAACTGCAAAGGCTAACTATGATAATCAGTTAGCCTCGTTCAATATGGACGAGCAAGAGCGTACTAGGACGATTAGAGATGTTGAAGCTGAAATCGCTAGATTGCAAAAAGAATTAACAGGAGGTAATTAAACATGCCACAAACTGAAGCAGAGGGACGTTTGAACCTCTACGATGATGTCACGCCTTTAGAAAACACCAAGAATATCAGTGTTTTGACCAAGGCAATCCGTAAAAAGACAAGAGGGGCGGATGTCCGTGAAGCTATTGCCAAGGCTATTGAAACGACCTATGCAGACGGTGCTACTAACGGCAATACTAACATGGAAGTCATCAAAGCCCGTGGGCTTGCCGGCAACCTTGATGACCGTCTCAGTACTATCGAGAACACCTTAAATGGTAAGGCTAGTGCTGATTTCGTTGAAAAGAAATTCAACAAGATTGAATCCAATGCACCGAAAGCCGTTCTCAATTCGCTATCAGAAATCAGTAGCACTTACCCAAACGGCGCTAACGGTATTGTTGTCGCTAAAGATACCGGTAAATGGTACTACTACGACGAAGGAGCTCGCTCATGGAAAGAGGGGGGCGTTTACCAGTCCCGTGGGCTTGGTGGTAATGAAGTAACCGCTGATAATATCGACTTTGCCCAAGGCATCAAGCAAATGCTGGGAGAACGCATCACTGGTGGCGTTTGGCTATGGAATCAGACATCAATGGGAACTTTGACATCTAACGGATGGAATCGTTACTTGCCATTCGTGCTGATTAAGAATAAAACTTACTACCTTGTCAACGTCCGAGGAACATTCACTTACGCTATTTCAAGTGATGGAACACGTTTGCTCAAGAAATTCTCAGACGATGACAGGTTGGTAACTACCGAATACACACCGACAGAAGACGGTTTCTTATATGTTTGTGGTAGAGATAACGAAAACCCTAAAGTTTTCAACGCTTCAATCAGTGAGCTATCAACTGCTAATGTTGATTTGAATATTCTTCCAGACGGATATGTTTCGTTGAAAATTCCAAAATTGTCAGTCGATGTCAAAGCTACTGACCTTGATTTTGTAACTCAAATCAAGCAGCTTATTGACGAGAACACGCTTATCCGTGGCAAGTATTACACGGGCGGTGGTCAAAACAAAGGCGACTCTGGAGATTGGGCAGTTTATCCGCCTATCTTCCTCGAAAAAGGCAAGAAATACGGTTTGAAGGATGTTCGAGGAATCTTCACTTACCACATGAGCATTGATAATCGCAAATTGAAGCAGTTTGCAACAAGAGACGACTTGATTAGTGAAGACTTCACACCGTCTGAAAATGGCTATTTGCTTATTACTCGACGACTTGCGGACCCAGCGTCTAAACTCATTCAAGGTGGACTAGCAGCAGGCTCTAAACTGCCTAACCTCACTTATGGGGCTAGTGTCTTGGAAAGTAACACGCCAATCGCTTTCCCAAAACTCAAAAACGAGTACACCATCAAGAAATCAGCGGGCGATTTCAGCACACTGACCGAAGCTATCAACACTTTGGGTGCTGGTAGTGCTGACAATCCTATTACCTTGTATATCCACACTGGAGAATACGACATTTTGCAAGAGCTAGGCGGTGATAACTTCCTTCGTACCGTTGAGAACACAAACAGCGAACGCCAAGGAATCGAAGTACCAGACTACGTTAATATCATTGGTGTCGGTGATGTCCGCCTTAAAATGGATGTTCCAGATAGCAAGACTACTCGTAACACGTCAAGCCGTATCAGCGTTTTGAACGTTTGGCGACACAATACAATCAAGAATATCAAGATCACTGTCCGCAACACTCGTTATGCAGTCCACGATGAGACAAATAACCAGTACGCAAACAACGATATGAGATATATCGATTGCTACTTTGAACACCTTGGAAATAAGGCTGGCGTTTGGAACTCAACGCAAGCCTATGCTGCTGGGATGGGTTCGGGTGGTAGCTACCTTTTTGAAAACTGCACGTTCAAATCAACAACGTTGCCATTCTCGATGCACGATAATTTCAACGTTGAATCTAACCGTGTGAAGATTTCAAAATGTACCTTCATCACTGGTAGCGGTGATGAATCTATTCGTTTCGGGTCATACGGTACTGGCACTAAGAAATCAATCGTAACCATTGAAAACTGTAATATCGACAAAGCTGTCAAGCTATTCGAGGAACAAGGCGGCTCACGCCATGGCAACCATTTTGCCGTGTCTGGTGGTGGTAATACGATTGTTCCTTACATCAACATCAACAGTGCAGGACGCAAGGAACGTGTCGAATTTGCGGATGAAGTCAGAACGTTGAAAAATACTAGTCAAACTAGAATCACAGTCGGTACGCCGGTCAAATTGGTCGGTAATTCCGTACAACCATTGGGGGCTAATGAGCCATGGTTGTTCTATGGTATGTCACTCGACGATATCGAGCCAAATGCTGCGGGAGTGATTAAGTACGCTGGGTACATTGCAAAAGAAGACACTGGCATCGGTTCACTGTCGACGGGTCAACGCATTGGCTTGGTTGATGGTCGTTTGGCGGCGGTGGATTCCAACGACTTCATCGCTTATGCCACTGACGGCAACAATATTCTTTTGAAATAGTTTTTAAAAAATGGGGGTTAAATAAAATGTTAAGGAGTGTTAAATGCACAGCAAACCAGATGGAATCTTCGGAGTATTCGACGTAGTCCGAGATTTCTATGAGCACGGTATCGATGAGCATTTATGGGTATTCTTGCTAATGATTATCATTTTTAGCGACATCGTTATCGGAGTGTCTAGAGCGTGGGCTGCTCATGAGTTTTCAAGCTCTAAATTTCGTAAAGGGCTAGTCAGTCACACGGCCATGATTACGTTTGTAGCCATATTCTATCCGTTCGCAGTTTTTATGAATCTAGGAGGTGTACTAGATACATTTATCTTTGCCATGATTGCCGCTTACGGCTCTAGCATTTTGGCTAGTCTATCAGCGTTAGGGGTGGAAATCCCTTATATCGACAAATACATTAAGAAAAACATTGATAAAGATAAATTCTTTCTCAATGAAGAAAAAGGAGAAAAAGAAAATGATTAACTTTAAACTACGTTTGCAAAACAAAGCTACTCTCGTAGCTCTTATCTCAGCAGTTTTCCTTATGTTGCAACAATTCGGGCTTAATATCCCTAGCAATATTCAAGAGGGTGTTAATACCCTTGTTGTGATCTTGGTAATTTTGGGTATCGTAACTGACCCAACAACCAAGGGGGTAGCAGACAGTGAGCGTGCATTAAACTATAACCAACCTCGTGAGGACTAGCCTATGGCTAAGCTCATGACCTCTATCAACCAAATCGAGGGTGGGAATGTTCTCAAATCTGGGGACACCACTTCCGTATTTGGTTTTGAAATTCTAGGGTACGATGGAAAACGCATGGAGCTGTCCGGCACTGGTAAGCTAACACTTTCCAACGATGAAGTGGTGGCACTTTATCAAGATGTCACTGTTGAAAATGGCCATTTCTCATTCTCAATGGGGAGTGTAGTAGCCACTGGCACTTACTATCTTGAAATTAAATTAGATGGGCATATCTTCCCGTCCAACAATTTTAAAGTCAAAGTCAAGAACTCACTAAATGTAGACAGTGCTATCCCATCGGACAAAGGCCCTAAGTTAAAACTACTAGCGGATGAATTGCGAGAATCTGGGTTAATCACTGGTGGCAGTGATGCCACGGAAGACCTCGTTAACATCTATAACCTAGCTAAAATTTGAAAGGAAACAATAAATGAGTAAACTACATGATTTCGCCCAAGCCGTTGGTGCAGATATCAAAGAAATTAAAACAGCATTGGCCGGTAAGGCTGAGAAAGGCGAAGTAACCGCTAACGGCATCACTCAAGACCAACTTAACACTGCCATTCAAGGTGTTAAGACTGCCATTCTGGGGGAAGGCGTCCCAGAAGAACTTGACACACTCAAGGAAATCGCTGATAAAATCAGTGCAGCGGGTGGCAATACCGACAGTGGTATCATTTCAAAAATGACCGAGCTTGGTACTCGTATTGATACCATCGAGCAAGAAGACCTTGTGAGCGTTTATAACACTGCGAAAGCGTGATTATTATGAGTAAGTTTACAGAATTTGCTCAAGCCGTTGGTAACGATATCAAGGAAATTAAAGATAAACAATCTTCATCGTTGAGTATCAACCAAGCGTATGGACTGTTTCCAACATATAACAACTTTTTCCTACAAGTTATGGAACAAAATAAATATGCGGAAGACCCACTTGTAACAAAATCTCAATTACCTACGAGCGAAATTGCCGCTTTGAAACAAAAAGTCGAAGAGTTGGAGAGAACTATCTTGGAAATTCAACAGAAATAATTATGAGAAAGGAGACCTATGACATCTAAAACACAGTTATTAAACACGCTTGAAAGCCTAGTCAATCAACGTGTCACTGTTCCCACTAATCCGTTTGGCGGTCAGTGTGCAGCTTTGATTGACTACGCTTTACAGTATGCGGGTTTATTTAATCTCGATTTCAGTTACATGAACGCCATTGATGGCTTAAACCGTGCTGAAAGTCTAGGGCTTAAAGTCACTTACTTCAACGGCGCTAACAATCCACCAGTGGGCAGTGTGTGGGTGACTAACTGCTTGCCATATCACCAATTCGGACATATTGGCTTTGTGGTCGCAGAAAACCCAGACGGCACAGTTACTACAATTGAGCAGAATATCGATGGCAACGGTGACGCCCTCTACAATGGCGGTTGGACACGCAAAGTCACTCGAAATCTTGATAGCGCTGGTAATTTCAGCTATATCGACTGGAGTGCACCAAGTCAACAAATGGTCGGATGGTTTGAATTACCATTCGATGGCATGACTGAAAGCGCCTATTTTATCGATGTATCAGCGTATCAACCGGGAGACTTGACTGGTATCTGTCAAGCGTCTGGGACTAATAACACGGTTATCAAAGCGACCGAGGGCGTGGGCTGGGTTAGTCCAGTAGCCACTCAACAAACTAATACAAGTAATTGCATTGGTTACTATCACTTTGCCCGTTTTGGTGGAGATGTTGCAACGGCACAAGCTGAAGCTAACTACTTTATCAGTAATCTACCATCGCATCCACGCTATTTGGTTTGTGATTACGAGGACGGCGCTAGCGGTGATAAACAAGCGAACACTAATGCAGTATTGGCATTTATGGACATTTGTAAGGCGAATGGTTTTGAGCCTATCTATTACAGCTACAAACCATACACGCTATCCAATGTGTATGTAGATCAAATCACTGCACGCTATCCCAATAGCCTATGGATTGCAGCGTACCCAGATTATGAGGTACGCTCAGAGCCATATTGGGGTGTGTATCCAAACATGGAACACACACGCTGGTGGCAATTTACATCAACCGGCTTAGCTGGTGGATTGGATAAAAATGTTGTTATCATCAATGACGGTGATAGTTTAGTAAATCAGAAAGAGGAAGAAGAAAATATGGATTATGTATTGCGTAGCGAAAGCGGAAGCCAAGGATATCTTGGTGTAGTTAATGGTCGTGTGTTTGGGATTGGCTCAATGGGAACAGTAGATGCTCTACGTTCAGCGGGTGCTAAACACTTGACGTTGCCAGACGATGATTTTGACCGTTTCTTGAATAGTCAATCAAACGACACGGCAGCAGTCTCTAAGGCAATCAACGAAGCTAGTGCATCAGTGGTCAAGGCCATTGAAGAACGAGCACAAGCCACACAAGGCCAAACCGGAAAATAATTAGACCACGCAAACTAAAAAACGAAAAGGAGTATATCACCTCCCCTCAGACCACAGTAGGGATAACATGGTGGTAGTGGTCGAGCCTCAGCACTTGCTGAGGCTTTTTTTATTTGGTATAATATACATGAAAACGACAATCCCCCTGCATCCTTTTATGGACAGATACGTTCTGACGTGGGGCTTTTTTTGTGGTATAATTAATAGGAATAGCTGTGGATAATCTTACGGGACCCATTTGCGGAAAACATCTCTTGTTAGGAGGTGTTTTTTAATTTTCTGTGCTATAATATACCTACAGCAAGCAAGCCTTGGCTGTTCCAAAGACTGATTGAGTTCAGCGCCATGTAAGCTATGTGCACGTAGCCCGATGGAATTTTCTGGAAAGGATTGTTTCGACAGTCCTTTTTGTGCTATAATGGTATTGGTTTTGAGAATAGCCTTCATAGGTAGACGCCGCCCTTTTATGGGCGGTTTTTTATTTTGCAAAAAAACTAATTTTTTTATTAAAAGCGTTGACAAACTATCATGTATGATATATAATATACATGTAAGATAAAGGAAGGAAGTAAACGACATGAAATCACAAGTAATGAGCCTAGCATGGAAAATCTTCAAAAATGAAAAAAACGATGTAACTTTTTCTGAAGCATTGAAATTCGCTTGGAAAGCTGTTAAGCGCCAAAACATGGCGGATGATTTCTACTTCTTCCATTCTTCAAACGTTAAATTCCAAGGTGTTAAGAAATGGTTTGCTGACAAAGAATTTCGTGGACGCAATAAAAAAGATTTGGCGTTCATGTCAGTAAGTGCAATCAGCGTTAAAGGGTTGGTTGAAGAAACTGATAAAGCAGTCAAACTTGAAATCGTGACACCTTATGGAGTTTCTGCTAAATGGTACCCAAAAAGTGTAATCGCTTAATAAAAAAGGAGAAATAAAATGGAAATCAACAATGACATCAAAGACCTGATTTTGGAATATACCGGAAGATACTTCCGATTCGAGAATGACTTCTACAGGTTGCCAAACATTAAGTTCACCGATGCGAACTGGCAAAAGTTCAAAAACGGTGATACTTCCATCGAAAAAATGGGAGCGGCACGAGTAAACGCCATGCTTGACTGCTTGTTCGATGATTTCGAGCTTGCTATGATTGGCAAGGCTCAAACTAATTATTACATTGATAACTCACTTAAATTGAACATGCCATTTTATGCTTATTATGACATGTTCAAAAAACAACAGCTTCTAAATTGGCTTGAAAACAGCCATGAAGATATAATCGGCGGTGCTGGTAGAATGTACACAGCAAGCGGAAACTGGATTTCTAGTGCTTATTTAGAGATTGCATTAGAGTCTAGCTCTCTTGGTGGCGGTGGCTATATGCTTCAAATGAGATTCAAAGACTATTCAAAGGGGCAAGAACCTATTCCGTCTGGTCGCCAAAACCGTCTTGAATGGATTGAAAAAAACTTGGAGAATATCCGATAAAAAAAGACTAGGGTTATCCTAGCCTTTTTTGTGTACTCATGATAAATCATTAGACATTTAATCTAAATAGAGGTACACTATAGATGTACTTTAGGCGATTACGTGCCGAGTGTTTTTGTTTTTTTCTATTGTCAACTTGGTAGCGTGGGCTGCCAAGTTTTTTTATAAAAAGGGGGGGCAAATAAGGGGCAATAAGTGTAAACTTTAGTAACTTTATATGTATTTTAGCGTCTATACCTTACACGCATATATCCTTATTTAATGGGTTTTCTTCCTATTATATACGCATTTAAAATGGTACTAACAGAATACCGTGGTTTGAAATCATTCTACAACTTGAAAAAATAAAACGTTGATTTAACAACGTTTCTAAGGACTCTAGGT